TGAATAAAAATCATTACTTGTTGCCGTTCTATTAACTACATTCAATGATAAATACCTTGTATTTGGGCTTATTCCAGTTGTTAAATCATATCTATCATCAGTCCAAGTTGTAGTTATTTTACTTGTATTAGGGTCTGTTATAACCGCACCACTTGAAACAATTTGAGCTTGACTTGTTGCCGTTGCTTGCGTTGAATTATTAGCATTCCCACTTTGGTCGTACCAAGTTGTTATGAATCCATTACCAGCACCTACAAATGAAAGCAAAGACGAAGTATCCAAATCACCACCTACAAAGTTAATATCTTGCTCTGCATTATCACTTGACCTTCTTACTCTTATTGCTGCTCCTGTGTATGCTGTCCTTAATTGTCTTAATGAATAAGCAACTGCCGCCCCAGTATAAGTATCTAATAATAAATTAGCTAAAGCCGTAGGAATAACCGTGTTTGAATCTGCATTTGCACTACCGATAAAATTCGTAGCAGTTACAGTACATTTGATTGATTGACCTACGTCAGCAGTAACAAGTGTATAAGTTGAATTTGTAGCACTTGTAATATTGTTTCCGTCTCTTTTCCATTGATATGTGTAAGTAGGCGAACCACTCCAAGTACCTGTTGAACAAGTCAACGTTTGACCTTCTTGTGCAGTACCACTTAACGCAGGCGCAACCGAGTTAACAGGCGGATTACCGCCGTCAATATCCGTAGCACCACTCCAAGAATTTAAATGCGACTTTCCCCAACCAATATTATTATTAGCGCCTTGTCCCCAACCTATGTTATTATTTACAGAGCCATCGCCCCATCCGTTACTATTTGCCATTTTATGTCGTTAAATCACCAAATAAATACCATTCGTTTGTACCACGTTTAAACAACGTAGCTACGCTATATTGACCTGTAGTCTTATTCTTACCGCCTTGCGTTCTTATTGTTACTCCTGCAGCACCTAAGATAGTTGTTTGTCCTGTTCCTAATTGTGTAATTCGTATTTCAGTACCAAGTGGAAAAGCTACACTTGCATTAGTAGGGACAGTTAAATCATTCGCAGAACTTACTTCCATTTCTACGTAATTGTGCGCGTCACCTAAAACTAAAGTGTAAGAAGAACTTTCTTTGTGAAAAGTCCAATTATGTATCTGTGAACCTAAAACATACTTAGTCGCAAACGTACCGCCACCATTGTCTTGTGCAATAGGAACGCGGTCTGAAGCAACTAAATTACTTCCTTTCGCTGTTAATTGACTTATCTTTTTGTCCGCCATTTTCTATTTTTTTTAAGTAAAGTTTTAACTTCTTTACGTTTTCTTCTTTCGGTTTATACTGCTTTACAAAACCCATCCGATAAAATTATTGTTAGTATCTGGATACATATCGCCATTTGAGTTATCGTTGTATTCAGGGAATAACTGCTGATTAAAACTCATATAGTCTATAAATCTTTGTGTGTAGTGTTGTGCTATCTTACGCTCTTTTTCAAGTAAGAAATCTACTTCGTCTTTTGCTACGTTTTCAGCATTTTCTGAACTATGCTTATAAACGCCTTTATTAGCGATTGTGTAGGCTGCAAAGGGTAAGTATTCAACCATTGCCCAATGTATAAGCATAGGCTTTACATACGTCTCTACAAGCGATTGATAGTCGCCTGTTAACGTACTCGCTATAATATCCGCTTTTATTTTGTTTAGTAATTCAGTACCTAAGTAATTTTGAATATGAATATCCTGCGCTATCTTAATGTATTGAATAAACTTATCCGTGTCTACGTTGCCGTTAACCGAAGTAAACCTTACTAAATCGTCACGCGTTATAAGTAGTGCTTCTGCCATTATTTAAACCTTTTATTTGTTGGTAAAAATCCGTTATACGGCATATCTACAGGTCTTGTGCTTACTAACTTAGGGTTCTTAATTACATACCCGAATTCTTCAGCTTTTTTACCTGCTATTTGTCTTGCATTAGGACTATTTACATCTATTCCTACACCTTCGAAACTTGCGTACACTTGTTTATTCCATCGGTGGCGACAATTTCCACCGCCTTTGTAGTAAAAAATATTATAAGTATCAGCGCCTTTAGGACCCCAACCCTCATTAACTATTTGTTCACTCATTCTTATAATGTCTTCTTTTCGGTAAATCTTACCTGCTGACATCATTCTTTTACAAAACTCACGGCTTTTCTCTGAAGTTTCACCTGCGTAAACATAACGTGTAATAAATTTAATTCCGTCTATGTTTTTGTCTTGCTCACTTTTTGAGTTAGGAAAAGCAGAACCAGTGCTTACGAAGTTGTACATTTTACTAAGTAAACTTTGTTTAGGTTCTTTAGATAGTAATTCGTTTTCAGCATCGTCGTTTTCGTAGTCTACAGCTGATTCGTCTATTAGTAGCCATTCCGCTTTAGGTTCTTCACCTAAATCAATTAACGCCTGTGCTATTTTATCGTCTTGTGAACTTAATTCAGTAGCATCTACACCTGTTTCTTCTACCGCTTGTTCTTCAGTTATTACATTTTCTAAATCTGTAAACTCTAAAGGCTTTAACGTTCTAAAGAATGTCTTTAAAGAAACGCCATTGTAACCTAAAATAGTGTCTATAGCATCTAACAATAACTCCTGCATTGGTCTAATAACCATATTATCAAATAAGATAAAAGAGTTTTGTAACTCGTCGGCATTAGAACTAAAACCATTAGCAGAAGCAATACCAAATAAAAGCGGACTTGTAACGTTATGTCCTAACATAATCTTACGTAAGCATTCTTCACTTAACGTATTGTACAAATCAGGCGCATCGTTTACAGGCATTGAATCTACCGTAGTCTTAGAGTCTTGGTTATTGTTAAAAGCTACTATTACCTTTTCGCCTTTAGTTCCTGTCAACTGATTTAAAACTTGTTGTTTAATCAATAACTGCTGTTCTTCCGAAGGAACTCCGTTGTTAAAGTTTATAACAGCACGCCCAGAAAAACCATTGTTAACTTCATTGATTAAATAGTTAGCAATATCTTCTTCAAGTTCAGCGTATGGTAACGCTCCGTGATAATCTACGTAACTATAATATTTCATTCCTACGGAATAAGGTCTTATAAACATTATTTCTATAGGTTCATTTGAGTGTCCGTAAGCAGGTATTCTCTTTGGCGTAAAGTTTCTTAGGTCTTGCCAGTTATCACAATAGTAATAGGCTTCTACTTCGCCTTTTTCGTTGCACTTTTCCGCTCTTAATAGTTGCACTGGAACGTGGTAAACTTTAGATATCTTTTTTCTATCCTTAGAGTAAATAACTTGAACAGCACATTGACCTAACATCTTTAAGTCACTTACCAAATGACGGATACATTCTTTAGAAAACAAAGCCATCATTTGAGCGTACTCATTAGGCTTTTTAGACGCATCTACAGCACTTAAACCTTTTCCGTAAACTAAACGTGTTATATTGTTTATAATCGCGTTATTCGTAGTAGAATTAGTATACCTATCTATTAAGTATTGATAGTAGTTATTGTCTTCTCCATATTCCACCCACGCATCACGCTTAGACTCCTTTATTTCAGGTCTTGAATATTCGCTTAATTTTAGTACGTGTATATTACTCATAAACTATAAAGTCGTTAGTTGTAGAATTAGAAGTGTATTGTACGTTGTTTACACTAAATGATACAATAGGTTGATTTGTACAAAACACTTTATCCTTATAAACTACGTCAGAACCATCTTTTACTACCAAGTTATAGAAATGTCCTTGTGTTAGGTTAAAAGTTGCTGTAATCGTGTTTATGTAGTCTCCTATCGTATTAGAACTAATCGTTACTTCTACTTCTACGTTTGTTTGGTCATCAGTCAAAAATAAACCATCGTAACTATCACTTCTTGGAATGAAGTTAAATGTTTGAGGATTATTTGTTTCTTGAAGAACTATCATACTATAATAACTATGTTTACTCGTATTTGTTTCTACGTAAAAAAGCCGACCCTATAAAGAATCGGCTTCACCTATGAATATATGGAAAAAAACTACGAAGTTACGATTGTAGCGTCAGTTCCTGCACCTGTTTCAAACAAAGTTTTTAAACCTGCCTCATCTGAACAATTTAAGAAATTTGCAGGACTTACCTCTTGCGCTGTAAATGTCAAAGAGTATCCATTAAAATCTCCTAATGCACTTCCTGAAGATACCGTACCACCTGTTACATCAGCACCTTGTGTAAGTCCCATTAAAAAGAATTGGTCAGTCATTGTTCTAACAACAATTCTTGGTCTTCCAAATGCTAACAATTTAACGTTTTTGTGTGTCGCAATATCTTGTCTTTTCAACTGAATAGAAAGTGTTTGTTCAAAGAAAGTAGTACCATTCTCACGAGAAGAATTAATAGTAGTTTCAAAAGAGTTATTTCCTTTTAATTCGTATTTGTATAGGTTTAACGCTGAAGCCGGAGTCCAGTCGTCAATTAAATCCGTGTTAGTTACATCGTAAATAACATCGTCTGCATTAAGGTCATCATAGTTAATGAAGTAAACCGCTTTCAATCCTGAAACCGAATCCTTACATTCTTCTATACGACCATTTGTAATTTCACAAGCCATTTTAGTATATTTTTAAATGTTTAACAAAAAAGGGTGGCGTTTATTTCACCACCCTCGTTTTTTCGATTTCTAATTATTAGTTAGCAGAGTTTGTAATTCCGTAAGTAACCATATCTTCAGCAAATCCGTATTTAGCATCAGCTGTAAATCGCATAACTACTCTTACGTTTTCACTTCCGTCAAGGTCAGCCATATCTAAAACTTTAACTAAGTTCATATCATTCAAGATACCTGTAGCGAAGTGTAAGTTAGATTTAGTTGTAGCAATAGCAGTGTTAGCAGCAAGTCCGTTAGCCATAAATACTTTGATTCCGTCAAAGAAAACATCACCTAATACTTGGTTAGTTCCTTTGTTATCGTAACCATTAGCACCTACACCTGAAGAAGCAAATCCACCTAATGCACGTACATACGCTTTGTAAATGTTTTGAGAAACGTAAAGAGTTAAGTCGTCTTGTCCGTACATTCTTGCAGGAATAGCGTCTACCAATTTACCTAATTCAGTTACAGCATTTGAAGCAGTTACTGTAGTTCCTGTTACTTCTTGTGCAGCTGGTAAAGCAGCATCAGCAGCGATTTGTGTAGAAATACCTGCGAATTGACCTGCAGTAGCGTTAACACCTGTCCAAATTGTAGTTTCCATTGCAGAAGCAACTTTCTCAGAAACGTAAGCAATAAGGTAATCAGAGAATGATTTAGGTAGTTGGTCAAATGCAGAATAACCCATTTCAGCAGCTTGCCAAGTTGAATGGAAGTCTTTTTTACAAAGTTGCAAATTCACTTGGAATTCTTCAGGTTGTAAAACTCTTTCAGTCAATGTTAATGTAGAAGTAGCATCGAAGTCACAAGAAGCATTCTTAACGATATCGTCAAGAGCAACTTTTTGGATAACTTGTTTGTACTTTACGTTCGGGTGGATAGTGATTCCGCCTTTTTCTAAAGTTGGTGCAGACAATAACGCTGCAGCAATGTACTTACCTGCGAACTCGCCAGCATAAGTAGTTGTAATTGAAGTGGTTGTAGCCATTTTTTAAATTATTAATTTAGTTATTTATTGATTTTATTTAATATGTTACTCATTATAGTGTTTCCACCTTTAGAAGCGAATTTAAAGCCTTCAACTTTTTGTACGTTTTCAGGATTAAATACGATAGGCTCTACGTCTGTTTCTTCAGTAGAAAGTTCAACTTCTACTTTACCTTCAAGTTTAGCCTTAAGTTCTTCGTTTTCTTTTTTCAATGCTTCCATTTCTGCGAAGAATGTTTCTTTAACTACGCTTTCGATAGTCTTCTTAATAGTTTGCGTAGGCTCTACTGACATTTCTTCTTCTTTAGTAGCTTCTTCTTCAGCAGGAACTTCTACTTCAATTTCTACTTCAGGTGCTTCTTCTTCTTTTTCTTTAACTTCTGCAATGATTCCTTCTTCAGCAACTACCAAAACACGACCATCTTCTAAATTATAGCTTCCTACTGGTAAAGGTATTTTTTGCTCGTCTTCAGTAACTACTACTACTTCCATTCCTGATTCAAATGATTCAGCTTCTATGATAGTAATGTTATCGTCTAATTTCATTGTTTCAAGTTTAACTTCCATTCCGAGAAGTTCTCTTACTTTGTTTAGGATTTGATTTGTATTCATAACTTATTAACTTATTTATTTATTACTTGTTGCGTTTTTATCCGTTTGAACTTGTTATAGTTCTTGTTTCATTCGTGTTTGTGACACTACTCGTTACTTGATTTACCGTGCTTCCTATCCCTTGCGCTTGTAGGCTTCCATCACAGCACTTTGAGTTGTAAGTTCCGTCTTTACATATACACCCACGTTTACCTCCTTTGGGACTTGTTTTACTTGGTGTTTTTTGTGCCATTGTTATATTGGTTTATTATATTCTTCAATTAATTTAGGAATAACATTTATTTGTCCATACGCTTGTTTACCCTCTTTATATGCTGGTATTGAATTAAAATCAATTCCTAATTCTTTTGATTGTTTTACTAATTTTTCTAACTCACCACCTAAAACATCGGTAGCAATTTTAGAATTTTCTCTATATGAATTAATTTGCTTTCGTAGGTCTAAAATTCTTTTTTCAGCGGTTGTAAATTCAGCTTCTAATTTATCTACGTCACTCACTATTTTATTAGCTTTTATTGAATAGTCAATAATTGTTTGAATAGTTGATAATTCTACTTCGTGTTTACCTAACTTCACTAATACCTTTTCAGTAATTTCTTTAATTATTTGTTCTTTCATTATATTGTGTTTTAAGTTTATCCTTGACCTCTATTTAGTTTAACGTATCTTTTACTTGTTTTTAGCTTTGAACTTTTAGAGTGTTGCTTAGGTCTTTTCTTTCGTGTTTTCCTAAGGAACGCACTTACGTTAGTTTGCTTTTTCACTATTAAAATTTAACATATTCTTTTACAAAATATTCACTTTGCTTGTCCATATCTTGTAATAATTTTTCCATTTGTTTATAAGGAGTGCTTGACTTTCCGTCAATCCCTAATTCCTTTGTTTTAGCTAAAAATTCTTGTGAGTTTCTATATAATTCTGCTCTTAATTGATTAAACGGCTTTTCTAAAGCAGCAGTTTTGCTGTAATATTCTTTTTTGTATTGTTCAGCTTTTGAAGTCATTTCTTTATATAAATTAGAAGATTCTTTTTGAAAGTCGCTAATTTGTTTTAAGGCTAAATTAACTTTATGCGATTCTAATTTAATTATTACTTTCTCTGTAATTTCTTTTTCTAATTGTTCTCTTAGATTCATTTTAATAATTCTTTAAGTTTATTTATTGTTTCTTGTTTTCTTTTGTCCTCTAAACTCATTTCGTATTTGTCTGCGAAATATCCTTCTATAGAAAAGCCTTTAACCTTACCTTCTTTGACATCTTTCCATACGTCTTCGTTGTTTACTTTCATTGATATCATCCACGTACCAATTGGTAAATCAAAACCATATAATCGGCTTTTATCCGTCTTTTTGTCTTCTATAATCCAACTTTCTACTACTGACATTCCGTTAAGTTCTTGCTT